ATCAAGATGGGCTTGGCGGTGAAGTGGGCGATTAAGAGCGGCGCGGACCTCAGCGGCGCGTACCTCAGCGGCGCGTACCTCAGCGGCGCGTACCTCAGCGGCGCGAACCTCAGCCGCGCGAACCTCGGCGGCGCGACTGACGCCGAACTGGCTATCGCTCAAACCCGCATCCTACCCGAGGGCGCGCTGATCGGCTGGAAGAAGTGCGCGGGCAACGTGATCGTGAAGCTGCGCATTCCCGAGGAAGCCAAGCGCAGCCACGCATTCGGGCGCAAGTGCCGCGCCGAATATGCGGACGTGATTGAGGTGATCGGCGCCGAAGTCGGCATCAGCAAGCACGACGGAGAGACCGAATACCGCGCTGGCGAACGCATCATGCCGGATGCCTTTGACGACAACTGGCAGGAGGAATGCTCGCCGGGCATCCACTTCTTTATCAGCCGGCTTGAGGCTGAGAATTACTGACCCTCCCCCGCCCCCTGACACGCGATCCGACAGGAGAGCATCATGACCCGGTTCACATTTGAAGAGAATGATCTGGACTTCGGCACGCACAGCCTGACGGGCGACTGGACGCTGATGATCGAGACGCGTGACGCCGGCCACAGCTTCAAGCTGGTCGACGCAGAGACGTGTTTGAAAGGCGTCTCGGCCAAGTGCTTCGCGCTGATTGAGGAATGGATTGCGGACGATCTGGCGAAGGCCAAGTCCCGCATCCGGGCGGCGCATGAGGACCACCAGTGGCGGTTCCAGAACGAGAGCGCGCGGTTTCACGTCAGCCCGCCGGTTGATCTGAGCCTCATTGGGAGGCGCGCGGCATGATCACGGGCGCGATTTCGCTTTTCCTGTTGGTCGCCGGAGGCTTGTTCATGGCCGCCAGCGGCAGCCTGTCCGAGGAGGGCTCTAAAGGCTCGGCTCGTCTGAGCGCGGTCCTCGGCTTTGCCTTGCTGCTGTGCGCGTGGGTGCTGGCATGACCGCCGCCCCCGCGACCAAAGCAGAGGCCGTTGCCCGCCTCAACGACGCCTTCACAGCGCGCCTGCTCGCGCACCGGGCCAAGCCCCGGTCTGAGTTCATGGCCAGCCTCTACACCGCCCGCGCCAACGACCTGACGAAGGCTGCACGGGCTCTCGAAGCAGCAATGACGGAGGCTGAGTGATGAAGCCGTTCAGCACGTACCCCGAAGACAGGGCGAAGCTTTTGGAATTGGCGGGCGAGGTCTGTGACTTCGGGGCCGACAGCGAGCGTGGTCAAGCCGCCGCGGGCACGCTGGCCGACCTCGTGCGCGCCATCCTCGAAGACGAGGCGGTCGCCATCGACAGCACGGAGGCGCAGTCATGAACGTGACGTACTGGATGCCCGCCGAGAGCCAGGAGGGCGCAACCCGCCTCGCTCACGCGATCCACGCCAAGCGCCTGCCGATGCGCTCCTACTTCGCGACCGAGGAAGCGGCGAACGCTTGGGCGGCCGAGTGCAACAAGTTCCTCCGCCACCCGGTGCGGGTCTACGCGGTGATCATTGAGACGCGCACCACGCATGACGGGCGCATTCCGGTTGCTCGCATCATCGACGGCGCCGGCTCTGTCGCCGCCGCGCTGATGATCGTCATTGGCGGCGCCTACGCCGTCGGGCTGGGAAGTGTGCTGTCGTGAGCGAGGAGCGAGTTACTGCCGCCGCCGTTGCTTGGTGCTGCCCTGACGGGTGCCCGTACCTTGAATCTGAGCGCGAGCCCGAATGCGACGCGATGACGGGATGCGACGGATGGTTGCGCGAGCGTGTGCGCGCCATGCTGCAAGCTGCTGATGAGGTGGCGGCATGATCGCGCGCCTCGCTCGCCAAGCCCTCGCCTCCTTCACCGCATGGCGCCACCGCCGCCGGCTGGCGCGCGCCGCGCCCGAACTCGCCTCCCTCGCTCAGCAGATCGAAGCCGAGCGCCGCAAGCACCGCCCCGTGCGTCGGCTTATTCGAGCCCAGCGCGAGGCCATGACAGCCCGCCTCGCCCGCGAGCTTTCCGCAACCCTTCCTGATCGGAGATTCCATCCATGAGCGAAGCCGCACTGACCATCCGAGACGAGGATTACGCCGCCCCGGCGCTGCGGCCGGCGAGCGAGACGACCGCGATCATCAGCATGATCGAGCGGGCCGCGCGCGACCCCGCCGTCGACATCGACAAGATGGAACGACTGATGCTGATGCAGGAGCGGGCGATGGAGCGCAACGCGCGCGCCGCCTATGCCGAGGCTCTGGCGCTGCTGCAGCCCGAGCTTCCGTCCGTTGCCCGCAACGGCAGGATCACCGTCACCGACAAGAACAACCGCGACCGCGTCATTCAGAGCACGGCCTATGCGCGGTGGGAAGACATCAACGACGCGATCAAGCCGGCGCTCGCGAAGCACGGGTTCTCGCTGTCGTTCAAGGTCGGTATGGCGCCCGATGGCAAGATCACCGTCACCGGCATCCTGATGCACCGCGAGGGCCATCAGGAAGAAACCACGATCACCCTGCCCCATGACGCCACCGGCAGCAAGAACGCCGTCCAAGCGGTCGGATCGTCCACCAGCTACGGCAAGCGCTACACCGCCGGTATGCTGCTCAACCTGACCAGCCATGGCGAGGATGACGACGGCAAGGGCGCCTTGCAGCCGGCCACGCTGACCGAGGAACAGGTAGGCGAGCTGGTCGAGCTGATGGACAGCGTCGGCGCAGACAGGCCCCGCTTCCTGAAATTCTATCAGATCGAGGCGCTGGCCGATCTGCCGGCCGCGAGGTTAGGCGAGGCGATTGAACGCCTCAACGCCAAGCGCGGGAGGGGCTGACCATGAGCGAGATCGTTCAAGGCTCCGATGCCTGGAAGGCCATCAGGCTCGGCAAGGTCACGGCCTCGCGCGTGGCCGACGCTACCGATCTGCTGAAATCCGGCAAGCCGGGAGCGAAGCGCGAAACCTATCTCGGCGAGTTGATCGCCGAGCGGCTGACCGGGATCGCGGTCGAGAAATACCAGAACGACCTGATGCGCTGGGGCTCGGCGCAGGAGCCGGAGGCGCGCGCGCTTTACGAGTTCATGCGCAGCGTCGATGTCGAGCAAGTCGCCTTCGTTCCGCACCCGACGATCCCGATGGCGGGATGCTCGCCGGATGGTCTGGTCGGAGACGATGGGCTGATCGAGATCAAGGCGCCGAGCACGTCAACCCACGTCGATACGCTCTTGGCCCAGGCCATCCCCGACGAATACCGCAAGCAGATGCTCTGGCAAATGGCATGCACGGGCCGGCGCTGGTGCGACTTCGTCAGCTACGATCCGCGCCTGCCGCCGCATCTGAGCATGTTCGTCTGCCGCTTGGGGCGAGACGACGCGGCGATTGCCGAACTGGAAGCCAGCGTCCGCGCCTTCCTAGCCGAGATCGACATGAAGGTTGATCGGCTCAACGCGCTCTATGCCTTGCAGAAGGCAGCGGCCTGATGGGCCGCGCTCTCGTCATCTTGGACAGCCCCGTCTCCCGCCAGCGGGCGGCGACTTGGGTTCACAAGGCCCCGCACGGGACGCGCGTGGAGTTCAAGGCGTCCAAGCGCAGCCTGCCGCAGAATGACCGCATGTGGGCCATGCTGACGGATGTCGCCCGGCAGGTGCCATGGCACGGCCTGACGCTTTCGCCGGATGACTGGAAGCTGATCTTCCTCGACGCGCTCAAGCGCGAGGTGCGCGCCGTTCCCAACTTGGACGGAACAGGCTTCGTCAACATCGGGCGTTCGTCATCCGATCTCAGCAAGGCCGAGATGGGCGACTTGATGGAGTTGATCGCGGCCTTCGGCGCGCAGCATGGCGTGGTGTTCGCTGATGAAGCGAGGGCGGCGGCATGACCTATTATCACGCCGGGCCACGCGGTCTTTCCATGATCCTACCGCCGAAGGTGACAGGGGCCGCGTCGACCGCTTCTTATGGCGCGTCCGCCGTCTGCCGCCGCGACCGAGTCTATGTGACCACGGATTTCAGCGCGGCGGTCATTTTCGCGTCGCTGCTGCCTAACGGCACCGTGTACGAGGTCGAGCCGGTCAACGCCCTGCCCGACCCTGACTGCACCTTGCCGGGCCTGTCTTTCGAGGCCGCCGCCGCGCGGATCGTTCGCGAGCATCGCATTCGCGGCAAGGAATTGCGCCGGGTTCGTCGTCTGGCGGTGGCGTCGTGAGAACCGTGCCGGAGTGGATTGGCAAGACGCCCGACGCCAAGGTGCCGCGCCGCGTGCGCCTGCGCATCTTCATGGATCACGAGGGCTATTGCTGGATTTCGAAGCGCAAGATTGCAGCCGGCGAGCCGTGGGACCTCGATCATAAGGTCGCGCTCTGCAACGGCGGCGAGCACCGCGAAAACAACCTCGCCCCGGCCCTGCGCGACAAGCACCGCAAAAAGACGGTGGCCGACGTAGCCGAGAAATCCGCCGTCTACCGGAAAGCCGCGAAGCACGCCGGCATCCGGCCGCCGCCGCAAATTCAGTCGCGCGGTTTCTCGCCACGGCCGCCCCAAGCCCGCGCGACCACCCCCCTGACAAAGCAACTGCCGGCACGGAGGTTCACATGAGCAGCGAGACCAGCAAACGACCCTCGCGGTATGCCGAAGCGATCAAGCGCGAGGCTGCTCGCGCCATCTTGCCGGAGATCAAAAACTGGCTTCGCAACAACACCGCCGACGATGACGAGCTTGTTGCCGATCTGGTTCGCTGCGCCGACAGCGACAGCTATGCTTTCGCGAAGCGCCTTGATGATCAAGGCTGGTATCCCGATGCCGAGTTGGTCGAGATACTGGAGGGCTTTGACACCTACGGCGCGCACAATCGCGCTGTTCTGGCGTGGGTAGCGGCCGAAAAGATCACCGTCCCGTTTGCGGTTGGCGATCTGGTCACGTTGCGCGGCCAGACAGCGAAGGTTGTCGCGATCAGGGCGAACACAGCCGAGATCGTTGCACAGCCGGTCATTCCCGACGGGCACAGCTACGGCGACACCGGCGGATGGGTTCACGCTGCTGAGGACGCCACGCCTGCCGAGGTCACGTCATGACCTTCCACGCCCCCGCCCTGACCCCAGCCCACGGCGCCTACGCCCTGATCGGCATCGCCGTCATCGCGTTCTTCGTCTGGATCGTCGGCCGGATGCTCTCCTATCGGGAGCCGGCCAAGGACGAAGACCCCATCGAGCGGCAGTTCCCAGATGCGCCGTTCTCCCGCCGCAACATCGACGCGGAGGGCTGAGGGATGGCTGAGGACAAGCGCGTCATCATTTTCTTCCGGGAAGGCATGTTCTACCCGACCGAATATCCGGCCAGCTACAAGGACTGGCAGGCAGAGGCCGACCGCAATCCGGGCACGCTCAAAATCATGGACGGCGCCACCGGCAAGGTGCTGTGGCCGCCTATCGCCCTCGTCCCCAAGGCGGAGGGCTGACATGCCGCGCGCGCCGGTCCCGAGCTACCTGTCCAAAGCCGGCCTCGCTCACGAACTGAGCATCAGCGAAACGACGGTTGACGAGATGGTACGGCGCGGCGTGCTGCCCAAACCCATCCGGCTTTCGTCAGGCTGCATCCGCTGGCGCTGGGAGACGGTGGACATGGCGCTTGCCTCTATGGGGCAGGCGACGGACGATGCCCCGTCAAATGTCAGCCAGGGGGTGCAGCGTGCAATCGAAGCGGCGAAGGAGCGCGGGCGTGGTCGAGCTGCCTAAGGGCGTCCAGCGCGTCGTCACGCGCGGCAAGGTCTATTTCTACTGGCATCCCGGCCGAGGAACGGCGCACGCTGGCAAGCGGATCCCATTGCCGCCAGATCCGACAACGCCTGAGTTCTGGAATGCGCTGCGACAGGCGCAGGGCATTGCCGGGCTGGTCACGGTCAAGACGGTCGGCTCGGTCATCGACCTATTTCTCGTCGCCAAGGAGTTCCCGAAGCATCCCGACACCGCCGGCATGTACGAACGCGGGCTTCGCATTCTTCGCGCGGGCTTCGGAGACGAGCCAGTCGAGACGCTACGGCCAAGCATCATTCGCGAGATCGTCCAAGGGATGGATGAGACGCCGGGCGCCGCCAACAACTTCCTCGGCGCCATCAGGGCGTTCTCGTCATGGGCCGTCGTGCACGACCATTTGCCGGCCTCGATCACTGCCGGCGTCAAGCCCTACAAGTCCAAGGGCGGGCACAAGCCTTGGACGGATGCCCAGATTGCAGCGGCCCATGAGCATCTGACCGGCATGGTTCGGCGCGGCGTCATGCTGGAGCTTTACACCGGCCAGCGCGGCTCGGACGCCGTGCGCCTTGGCCCGACCTTCATTGACGACGGCGGCTTTGACCTGAGCCAGATCAAGACGGGCCGCCCGGTCTGGTGCCCGATCCTGCCGGAGCTTGCAGCCGAGATCGCCACATGGGAGCGCAAGCCCGGCCCCTATCTCTTGCAGGAGCATGGAAAGCCGTTCACGCGGAAGCTGCTGAGCAAGCATTTTAACGAGCAGCGCAAGGGCATTCCAGAGCTTGCCGGCGTCACCCTGCACGGGCTGCGCGCCACCGCCGTCATCCGCCTGCGCCGCGCCGGGCTGAGCACAGCCCAGATCGAGGACGTGATCGGCATGAGCATGGCGATGATTACCCGCTACAGCCGGTTTGCAGATCGCAAGGCCAGCGGCAAGGCGGCGATTGTCAGCCTCGCGGAACGCAAAAAGAACGCCTGATTGTAAACGGATTGCAAACACTCTCTCGAAAGGCCGTAAAATATGGGGGTGAGACGAAATCGCACAATTCGGCATTATGGCGCTAAGTCTAGCGCTCATAACGGTTTTCGTTTTTCAACGCGAGCGGGACATGCCGCGAACAGCCACGGAACGAAGCGCGATCTTGAAAATGGGATTCGCCCCCCTCCCGGCGCCCTAGCGGGCTTTCTCTCTGCGGCGGAGTTCGGCTTCGACGGCTTCGCGGATAAAGGCGGCCATGCGGTTCGGGCCGGCGATCTTTTCGATGCGCGCGATCTGCTCAGGCGTGAGCCTGACCTTTGTTTCCTTCACACCAAGTGGCGGGCGTCCCATGCGAGGCGCGATATCCGTCCCCGAATAATTTGTCAAAATCGATCTCCTAACCGTCCCCGCTTATTGACACCATAACAGGGGACGGTTACATTGACAATCACAGACACAGGAGAGCGACATGCCTCATGCTTTTGACTGGGACCGGGTTCCAAAGCAGGCGCTGATTGACGCCATGCGGAATAGCAACCTTGGCCCCTCTAGCCTGTCCAGACAGAGCAAGGCCGATCTCGTCAGCCTTGCGGAAAAAGCGATCCGTGACCTGAGCTTTCCTCGCGCCGAAGCGCTTAAAGACGATATTGCGCGCGAGACGACGTTCCGCAGAACAGGCCGCGCGCTATGATTTTGGACCTGATGGCTATTGGGGTCGCGCTCGCTCTGGTCGCGATAGCCTTTGGGTGGTTCCCGGGGATGCGCTCATGAGCCCCCCCCGAGACGAGCGAGCGGAATCTTTTGGTCATGGAGCTTCTAAATCGGTTCCAAGGTAACGACTTTGGCCTCCCCCCTCCCCCCTATGGGCACAGAGAGCGGGGGACGGTCGTGATGAGAAGCCGCATGTTCGGACAGATCAATGCTCTGGCCATAATGGCAGCGCACGGGATGGCCCTGCGCGAGATGAGCCGCCCTCTTGTGATTGAGCCAGAGCCATCGCCTGTCGCGCCTTGGCGCGAGGAGGCCGGCCGCATCGAGGCTGAGATGGCCGCCAAGCGCGAGCGGGCTGATGCCTTTGGGAAAGCTGCCATGGCCGCCGCCGAGGCCAAGCGCGCGCGGAAGGCGGCGAGGAGACTGACATGAGCGAGACGAACTCCGCGCTGCTGCCAGAGCACGCGAGCCACCCCGGATGGACGGCGGATGGCTGCCCGCTGCGGATCACGGTCACCCCTCGCAACGGCGGCGTCACCTCGCATGGGTTTGCCTGCGAATGGACTGGCGGCCATTGCCTGCCGAATGCGAGTTGCGACCAGTTTCGTCGCTCCGCCCTCTCCAACCCGGAGAGCGAGTGATGGGCGAGAAGCTGACGGCTAAAGAGCGAAGCGTTCTGACCGGCTTTAAACTGACGGTGCTTGCCCATCCGGCACAGATACGAGACGGCCACCTGCGGGCCTTTGGCCAACTGCTCGCGCGCGGGCTGATCGAGCCGAAAACGGGATACCAGATTTCCCCCGCCGGCCTTGCCGCCCTCTCCGAGAAGGGGAGGGAGTGATGGGGGCGCGTAAGCAGCGCATCTTTCGGCTGGAGCCGAATTGGACTTTCCCGTTTCGGGTGATGGGGAAGGACTGCATTTTCGTGGCGCAGCCGGTCTGGAATGTCCGGTGGACGCGCCTGCTCGACCGCAAGCAACGCCTCATTCGGGCGCAGCAGTTTAGGAAGCCCTCATGACCTCTATCGAAGAAGCGATCCGATCCGGCGCGGTGCGCTTGGTGCCGAAAGGCCTGACGCCAAAGATGCAGCAGGACGCCGCGTTCAATCTCTCCGCCGAGTTCGGGGCTGACTTTGTGAAGCCGCTCGGAGATTTTGCGCGGTCTGCCTATGCTGAATTTCTCTCCGCCTCTCCCGACCACACCCTTGCTCTCCTCGCTCTTATCGAGGAGCGGGATCGGTTGAAGGTGGAGCGGAACGCATGCGCCAAAGCCGCCGACGATTGGGTCAAAGCCGCCCTCGCCGCCGAAGCCAAGTGCGACGCCTTGCGGGAGGCGCTGAGAGAAGCCCGCGATGAAATCCTGACGCTTTACAACATGCGCGGCTGCGAAGCTGAGGGCTCGCCGGAAGATTGGGTCGGCTTCATTGACCGCGCCCTCACGCAGGAGACACCCGATGTCGGAGAATGAGAAGCCGCGCAGTGGCATGGATATGATTTTCCACCACCGCTTCCGGCTTGCGGAGGACGGCAATTGCGCGGAAATCGACAGCTCCGGTCTGGCCGAGGAGATAGACGCCGCCCTCACCGCCGCCGAGGCGAGGATCAAGATGCTTAGCGAGGCGCTGGATCTGATCGCCCGGCCAACAAGCCCGGAGCGGCTAAGCGGCGCGCACCTGACCGGCAGAGGTAGAGCACAACTCGCGTTTGCTATGATCGACAACTTTCAGGCGAAGGCCCGCCAAGCCCTCACCCATGGAGCCAGCAATGACGGTTGACGAGAAGGGGCTTCACGAGATCGTTGCGCGAGCCATCGCGGACGAAGCCCATGCGGGCGGTGACTATGGCATAGATGGAGCCAGCGCCTACGCCGCCCGGCCGTGGGAGTTTTTGGCCCTAGCCCGCGCCGCCATCGAAGCCTACCTATCCGCCAGGAGCGCGGAGCCGGTGGCGTCTGAGATCGGGGAGGAGGAAATCGCGAGGGCGACGCAGATCATCGCATGCGTCATGGCGCGGGACAATCACGCAATTGCCAGAGCGACAGCAGAGATGGTCCTCTCCCTCCTCCAGCCTGCCCTAGAGCGGGCGAGACGGGAGGGGTACGCGATTGGCTTTAGTGCGAGCGGGGAAGGCTGGAACGCAGAACACCCGTTCGATTATGATTTCGCGGGCAACGCTGAATGGCAGGAACAGCGAGACAGGCGCATCGCCGCCGCCATCCGCAAGGGATCGGGAGAGTGAGATGGGGCATTACCCTTTCCTGCCAATGTTCGAAGCCGAGGCCCGCAAGCATGAGGAACGGGCGACCTATTGGCGCGAACACGGCAACGAGGAGTATGCGAAGGGCTCCGACCGGAAGGCGTTGAAATGGCGCAAGCGGCAAGCCGATCTTTCCGACTTACAGTGGGTGGAATCGTGGTTTGACGCCTTCGTTGCCGAGAGGGGCGGCGCCCTCATGCGGGACATGGAAGACGCGCTTTTAGGCCCTACTCCCTCGCCATCTCCTGAGCAGCCTGAGCCAGCAAAAACGCCACCCTCCGCTTAGTCATCTCGTATTCGTGGATCTTCCCTCCGAAGACGACGCTCATGATGGTGGCGCCCTCTTTGGTTCTGTGGATGGTGACGAGATCGACCTTGTCGGGCTTTCGGGCTCTCGGATCGGACATTGGCATATCCAGCGTAAAATGAGCGAGTAGCTCTGATGATGACAGGGGCGGTCCTCGATTTGGACCATCCACCCCAGCGAGAGGTGCGCTTCGACATCATCGAGGCGGACGTATTTTAAAAACGTAGCGCTTCCAATTGTCGTCTGCGTCATGCTGCCGGCGAAGGCGTCTTGACGACTACGCGAGCCGTCCCGTCGTACCTAGCGCGCTTCCAATCAAGGTACTCGACTCCCTCCTCGAAAGAAGGAGCGCACCATGCCCTGTCACGGGCCGTCTCAGGCCGATCCGGGTCAATGATGATCAGGGCGGTCGGGTGGATCGGCTTTTTCTTGAAGCCGCCAGCGACCGCGTAATCGTCCACGACCTTGTAGCCGGAGACGCGGACGAGCTGTGCGCAGACGCCATCAGGCATGACCTCGCCGGCATCCGCCCCGAAATGGCGATGGCCCGCGATAATGATGTGGTCGCGGTCCCCGAATAGCGTTTCCTTCACAAGCCCGTGGAGCCCATTGTATTGCGAGTGCCCCTTGAAATCGTGGCGCCCATGAAGACGGGTGGAGACGCCGCCGGGGTGGTTGAGGGAGAGGCGAACGCCGTGCTTTTCGTCAACGCCGCTCACGTCCTGAAGAATCCAGTCAAGCGGGTCATTGTCGCCAGACCAGCAATCGTGGTTGCCCCGGATCATGAACAGCCAGTCGAGGCGTCGAGCGAACCACTCCACAAGCTGCCACGAATTGCGGACGGTCGTGTTCTGGCTGGCGTAGAGCCGGCCTAGGCGACCAGTCCAGTTGTTGGTGAAATCGCCCACGCAGCTCGCGAAAAGATAGTTTTGGCGGGGCGCGCACATATCCAGATGCCGCTCTAGAAGCGGGAAATCGCAGCCGGGATCATCGATATGGATGTCCCCGAAGATGGCTAGACCAATCGGGCCGGGCGTCTTGATCTGCACCTGAATAAGCCGGCGCGCTTCAGCCGCAGCGATTGACCGCGTAGCCTCCGCGCGGCGCCGGGCAAGCAGCTCGTCAATCGGCATCTCGCTGCTAGGCAGCGCCGGGATGTGATAGGGCCGCTCCGGCATGGGCGCGGACTCGGCTTTGGCCATCGCTTCCGAATGCAAGAGCCGGTTCTGAAATGTAGAGCGGCTGATCCCAAGCGCGCGGGCGGCGGCAGCTTGGTTTCCGCCGTGCTCGGCAAGGATGGTGCGGGTTTGGAGAACTTCTGCGTCTGTGAGGCGCCGCACCATCAGCCAGCCCTCTTGAAGAGCTGCCCGACAAGGTGCCAGCGGTCAGACATAAAGACGAAGAATGCCACCAGTGCTACGGCGACGGTCGCGATGCGGGCGCCTAACCACGACAGGCCGTTCGCCGTGGTGATGACCTTCTGGCCGAGTTCGACAGTCGGAGCCATCGTTTCGACCTTGGATGAAAGCAGTTTGATTTTCTCGTCTTGGGCCTCTGTGAGGCGGATGATCGTGTCCAGCTTGGCGTCCTGCGCCCGAAGGTGCTCTTCCAACCTCGTTATCCGTTCAGCGGTTGTGCCGGGGCTCATGGTCGGCTCTCCGATGATGGGCCTTGCCGCTTTCGGGATTCGGGAGTTTGATCCTTGGTAGCCATGCCGGCGTCTCCATCGTCGGGGTGGTTAGGCGCGGGATGACGTTGCAACCGCCATCTCGTGCCGCCTGTAATCAGCGCTTCCACTTGCAAAGGGCGACGCCGACTGCGTTGTGCTCCTTGACCTGCCGCACGGTGTCAGGCGTGTCCTGAGAGGACCACAGCACCGGGCGGAACTGGTCGCAGAGCGCGTTCTTAGTCTCGCCTGAACCCGTCGTCGTGCACGCGGCTAGGATCGGCAGAAGCGCGAGCAGAAGCCCCGTCGCGACGGATTTCATTTGCATGGGTGATGTCCTCTAGTTTAGCCTTCGCTTTCGCGTCGCCGCGACCTTTGAGGTACAGGCCGAGCGCTCCGGCGATGGCGGCGAAAAGGCCAGCGATGGCCTGCCAATTGGCAAGGAGAAGCGCGCTCATCGCCGTTTGGCCTTCGCAACCTGACGAGCAGCCCACCAGGCGTAGAGAAGCGGGACGCCGTACACGATCACGTCCACCGCCACCTTGGCGAACTCGGATGCGTCTTCAGCAGTGAAATAACCCATCGTCGCAAAGCGGGTGAAAGCCCACAGGAGGAGGATGCGAATGGCGGGGGCCAGTATCTCCAGCATGTCACGGCTCCTTCCCGAGCAGCTTGGACAGGATGGCGCCCCACCACGACCGCTCGCTTTTGGGCGCTTCGAACTTGCTGTCATTGCGCGGGGGCTCGGGAGTGAGCGCGGGGGGCGGAGAGTTGATGGCAACACCCCAATCCTTTGCAGGGGCTGGCGTGGCCTTGCCGTATCCCGCGCCGACCAGAGCCGCCTGAAACTCCTTCGCATAGGTCGCGATCAGGCTGGCCTTGTCCGTGCCGTTGATGATGCGGCGTGCGTTGACGTAATCGGGCGGGCTCTTGGCGAGATAGTCGCGGTTCGCCTTGCCGGTGTAGGCTCCGGTGGACATACCCCAGATCAGCACCTTGGCAGCAACGCCCGGCTCCTCTACAATCTGCGGCTCTTTCAACAGATCCAGCCCAAGCGCTTTCCCGGCCTTCACGTAATTGGCCCTGCCGGTGAGCTGGACGTAACCGCGCCCCGCGAACTTCACGCCGTCGCCGGCTTCTGTGTTGCCAAGCGCCTTTGCGACATGGGGCCGTGACCCGGCCTTGTCATACATCCGCTTGAAATAGGCTTCGCCGCCAAGCTCCTTCATGTGCTTGAACTGGGCACTCTCATGAAAGCTCGTAGCGAGGGCATAGGACGCATAAGACAGCGGCCAGTCTGCGGCGATGATGGCGTCCAGCAGAACCTCGATGCGCTCGACCTGTTTCGCAGTGAGCGCGCCGTCGAATAGCTCGCGACGGATCGCGGCGAAGAACTTCGCCTTGTCCATGTGTCACCTCAGAATGTGGGCTGGGGAACGTAGAGGCAGATTTGCTTGCCGGAGGGGGCGATCACCGCCGCCGTCTTGCTCCCGCCGTAGCGGCAGACGTGGAACCGCCCGTCGCGGCTGG